GTTGCGTTCCTCGTCGCCCGATGCCAGCTCCACGATCTGGGTGCGCCGTTCCGGCCCGCCGCGCGCGCCGCGGCTGATGTTGTCGGGGAAGCGGACCTCGTGGAATGCCATCACATGCCCCTCCGGCCCAGCGACACCGCGCGCGCGATATCCGCCGCGACCTGCGTGCGCGACTGGCGGAAGCTTTCGGCGTCGCGCGCCATGATGGTGACGTTGACATTCGTGGCACCGCTTTGGGTCTGGCCGTAGCGAGATGCTTGCCCGCGCGGCACCACCATCTCGCCCCGTTGCAGGATCGCGGGCACCTCATCGGGTTTCAGCCCGGCAAAGCCACCGCCATGCATCCGGGGTGCCCCGGCAAAGGCCATGGCCGGGACCATCCGCGAGGGGCCAGCGCCGCCCACCACACCGCCCGCGTGTTTCACACTGGCAACGACGCCGCCGACATTGCCCAGCGCGCCCGACAGGACGCTGGCGATCGGGCCGAGGATGAACTTCCGCGCCGCCAGTTGGGCCAGATCGGCGATCATCGAAGTGATCAGATTGCTGAAGTCGAGCTTGCCGGTGCGCACAAAATTGCCGATCGCGGTCTCGGCGCTCTGGAACGCGCCGACCAGCGAATTGCCGATATCGGCCCCGATATTGCGCGCGCTGTCAGCATAGTCGGCCAGCCCATTTCCGATGGCGCTCAAGCTGTCCGATACATTCTGCATCGCCCGTTCGACCACCGGCTGCTGATCGCCGATGCCCAGCGCCAGGCCGCCCATAAGGTCTTGCCCGAACCGCATCCAGACCTGCGATGGGGAGTGGGTTTCCGTTTCGTCTCTGGCAGCGCCTTCCAGCCCACCAAGAAAGTCACGCACTGCCGCCTCTGACTCACTTTGGGAGCCGCGAATTCCCAGCGCGACGCCTGCGCCCATCAGCACGCCGAGCTGCTGCGCTTGCGCCGCCGCCGCCTCTCTTCCGCCCTTGTTGAAAATTGCCCCCCAATCAATTGCCGGGATAAAATCCGACCAATTCACCGTCGGTATCCAGTCGGCCCAGATGATTGTCGGTATCCATCCGTTCCATTCGATGTGATCAACCAGCGTTGCCCAGACCAGACCACCGGCGAGTGCCGCCCACCCGATCGGCCCGATAAACCCCAGCGCACCCCAGGCAAGGCGAGAAATCAGAATTCCCCAATTCAACACCCCGCCAATAACTGCCCACGCAATATTTGGAATGAATGCCGCCCACCGCAGACCGGGAATCAGCGTGGCCCAGCTAAGCGCCGGAATCAGCACCGCCCATTTGATGGCGGGCAATTTGTCCCACTGCTCCTTGATCCGCTGCCCAAAACCCGCGATTTTGTCCAGAATCGGAAACCGGTCCTTAAGGTCATCCCACTGGGTCACGACGTAAGCCGCCACCCCGGCGACCCCTGCGAGCCCAACGATCAACAGCCCCAGCGGCGAAAAAAGCGTCCCGATCACACCCACCACCAGCCCCAGCCCGATCACCAGCGGCCCCGCCACCACCGTCACCGCCGCGATCCCCGCCATCAAGGTCTGCGTCCACGGCGACAGGTCGCGAAACGCCTTGGTGGCCTCCACCAGCCAGCCGGAAACCGTCTCCAGCGCCGGGGCCAGCGCCGCTGCCATCTGCACCCCCAGGCCACCAACCGCCGTCTTGAGCCGAGTCAGGTTGTCGTTGAAGTTCTCCGCCGCCTTGCCGACCTTGGCACTGATCACGATGCCCAGCGATTCGGCCTCCGCCGTCATCTGCTGCAAGGCGGTCTTGCCGCCGTTCAGCAGCGGGATCATCTCGGCCCCGCTTTTGCCGAAAACCTTCATCGCCAGCGCCGTCTTGGCCGCTCCGTCCGGCATCCGCGCCAGCACATCGGCGATATCCTGCAACACCTCTTCGGTGGGGCGCAGTTTACCTTCGGCGTCGGTCACCGCAACCCCGATCCCGTCGAACAGCGCGATCGCCGTCTTGTTGCCCGCCGCCGCATCCACCATGTTTTGCGACAGCTTGCGCAAGCCCGTGCCCAGCCCTTCCAGCGACAGGTCGGAAAGATCGGCGGCATATTTCAGCCGCGACAGCGCCTCGATCGGCACCCCGAACTTCTGCGCCGCTTTTGATAGCTCGTCGGCGGCATCAAGCTGCCGCTTGATTCCCAGCGCAACGCCCGCCCCGACTACGGACATGGCGGCCCCGACCTTGGCCATCCGCGCCGAAAGCCCCTGCATTTTGGCCGCAAACCCGCCCAGCTTGGCCTGCGCCCGGCCAATGCCGCTTTCAAACTGCGCCGAATCAAGACTCAGCAGGGCGCGCAGGGCACCGATTTCCGTGGCCATTCTGATCTCCTATCGTTTTGGGGCCGCAACCCACAGCCGCAACGCCGCCAGCATGTCGCCATCAGTCTGCGACTTGCGCCGCGCCGCCGCGCGCGGGTCGGGGAACATGGTCGTAAACTTCTGCCGCGCGCGCGGGTTGTGCCAGCCGGTGATCAGCACCAGCGCTTGCGACCACGCCACACTTTGCGCCTGGCGCAGCGCCCGCCAACTCCGCTCTTCAGACCCGCGCAGCGCCGCGTGAAATTCGGCAGGGGTCACCTCCCAGAACCGGGCCGGGTCCATCCCCGCCGCCACCCAGGACTCCAGCGCGGCCTGCCACTTGAAGACCCCGCTTTCGCCCCGGCCCGGTGTCAGTTTCCCAGATCGGGTTCGCTTTCGGCATCGGGCTGCGGAAAGGCCAGCGCGATGGCCTCGCCAATCAGCTCACCTGCCCGCTCAAGGCCGATATCTTCGATGATGTCCGACACCTTTTCGGCGGGCAGCTTGCCCCCCAGGCCCGCACCCAGCATCGTGCGAAGGGTCAGAATCGACCCGGTTTGCACCGCTTTCAACGCCTGATCAAAGGTCATCCGCAATTCCGCTTCCACGCTGCAGATCGCGGTGATGCTCATCCGCAGCGACCAGCGCTTGCCCAACGCTTCGAACTCGATCCCGCGCGCCATTACGCCACCTCAACCCACAGACCATCCGAGGGCCGGATCGTCGCCGTGGCGGTCATCTTGCCGTCCATCGGGGCCGATGGCGTGAACTCGGTGAAGAACCCGCGCCCGCCGAACTTCACCACCGGCGACAGCCCGTCGAACCGGATTTCCATGTAGCGGGTTTCCCGGCCCGCAATCATCGCGCGGATCAGATCATGGGTGGCATCGCTGGGGTTCCATTCCAGCTCGAACTGCACTGTGCCGGGATCGATCAGGCCGGGGCCGAAGCGCCGCACGAAGTCGGTCTGATCCATGTTCGTGCCGTCGATCTCATCGACCGTGATCCCCGGCGGGGTGATCGAGGTGATCGCGGCAAAGGCGACGGTGGCCGTGATGGCTTCAACCGTGGCCCCCACATAAAGATGGGTGTTGTAGCCAATGTTCATGGCGTGTTCCTTTGTCCAACAGGGTTAGGGGATGCGGTGGTGAACCATCGCGCTCAAGGTGCGGCGGGCAAATACTTCGCCCGCCGTGGTATCGGGGGGCAGATCGACCCCACCGTCGATAAAGACGCCCAGCAAGGATGCCCCGGCATAGCCCGAAATCGCCGCGGTCACCGCCCGTGCCAGCCCGATCGCTGCGCCTTGGTTGGCCGCGAAACAGTCGATCTGCACCCGCGCCCGCACCATGTCTGACGGCCCGTCCATCGAATAGGCCGGGATGTCGGATACCAGCGTCAGCACGATGCGCGGCACCGCCTCGCCCTGCTGGTTCCAACCCCAGTCCACCGGACAGGCCAGTTGCGCCTGCAACCTGGCGCGCAGCGCCTCTTCCATCGCCATCACCCGAGGCCTTTCTTTTTGCGGGCACGCGCGATCTTCTTGGCCAGCTCGACGCGCAACCCGGCACTCACGCGCGCCATGATGGCAGGCCCCTGGGCATCCCACGCCGGTCGCAGAAAAGGCTCAGGCGGCATCACCCCCAGCGCCTTGCCGGATTTGGTGAACCGCGGCCCGGTGCCGAACTCGACCAGCGTCGCCAAACCGCTTTTGACCCCGACATAGCGCACGATCGGCGGGCTTGCATGAACCACCCCCGCCTCCCGTTCAGCGCGCCGCGCATTGCGCAACATCTCGCGCGCCACCGCCTTGTCGCCGGTCTGCCGCATCCCGCTCCAGAACGCGTTTTTCGCGTCGCTCGACAGCCGCTGCGACCGCTTCAGCGTGCCCCCGACCGCAATGCCGTCGGCCATATGCTTGCCGCCCCCCGCCGTGCGTGGTGCCGCCACCCGCGCCGCCTCGGCCACCGGCTCCAGCGCCTTGTCCATTTGCTTGACCACCGCCGCACGTGACGTGCGCTCGCTGGTCAGGCTCGCCAGTTCCGCCAGCGCCGCCAGCAGATCGGCGGTGCCTTCCAGCTTGATGCCGGTCTGGACCACACTCATCGGCTCAAACCCGCGCCACAGCGGTCAGCTCGATGTCGCGATCCGCCATTTCCTTGATCCCCACGATGTCGTAGCGCAGACCATCTGCCTCCACCTGATCGCTGATGACGATCGCGCGCGTGAAGGCCGTGCGCTTGACCGTGAACCGGCTGACCTTGCTGCCCAGCACCATCCCAGCCCGCACCACTTCGCCATCCGACACGTCGCGCCGCAGCGCCCAGGGCCGCTGGTTCAGCGCTGCGATCGCTCCCGGCACGGTCTGCAATCCGTCATCGGCGGCGGCCCCGGCCCGCAGGATCGTCAGGCGGCAGGTCAACAGTCCCGATTTCATCCCAAGCCCCCTCAGAC